CCCGTCTAGCTGCTGTTGTTTACACACTCAACAAGCGTGGCGTGTCAATTACTACCACCATGAAGACTGGTGTTAAAGCTCCCTACGCAGTGTACTCATTAGAGAAATAACCTATGCGTGAAATAGATGATAGCCCCATGATTGGGCGTGAACCATGCCCAGCATGTGGCTCGTCTAACAACCTAGCCCGGTTCGCTTCGGGTAGAGGTTACTGTTTTGGAGCAGCCTGTGACCATATGGAATGGCCTGACTCAGATACTAAACCAATACGAAGGGAAACTCGCATGGCTGCTGATATGATAGATGGTGAAGTACGTAGTTTAAGACAACGTGGTATCACGGAGGCTACTGCCAAGTTCTTTGGTTACAAAGTTGGAACTTATCGTGGACAACCTGTTCACATCACTCCACTACACGACACTAAAGGTAAGCTAGTAGCCCAACAGTTACGCACTCAAGACAAAGAGTTCCCCATCCTCGGTGACTTCAGCAAGATGCCTATGTTTGGTACTAAGTTATGGAACAATGGAAAAAAATTAATTATCACAGAAGGTTCCCTCGATTGCATGGCGATTTCTCAGGTCCAGGATAATAAGTACCCTGTAATTTCTTTGCCCAATGGTGCTGGTGGGGCGGCTAAATGCATAGCTGCAAATCTACCTTACCTGAATACCTTTGAAGAAATTATACTGATGTATGATGCAGACGCTGCTGGTGAGAAAGCTGCTAATGATTGCGCTCCATTGTTCCCTGCTGGTAAATGTTCTATTGGAACCATTGCTGGATTTAAGGATGCAAACGAGGCACTTATGAATGGTGGCGCACGTCAGATTTTAGATGCAGTCTGGAATGCAAAGGTCTATCGCCCTGACGGTATCGTTTCCCTGTCGGACATACGTGAAGAGTTAGATGCACCAGTGGAGTGGGGCTTACCTTGGTACTTAGACAAGCTTAACAAGGCTACCTATGGACGCAGAAAGGGTGAGCTATACGCTGTTGGTGCTGGTACTGGTGTAGGTAAAACAGACTTCCTTACTCAGCAAATAGTTCACGACATGTATGAACTGGAGAAGACTGTTGGTGTGTTCTTCTTAGAGCAGAAGCCAAAAGAAACAGCCATACTATTAGCAGGTAAACGTGCTGGCAAAATGTTCCATGTGCCTGACGGTGCTTGGACTGCTGAAGAACGTAAGACTGCACTGGACGAAATCACAGCCCATGACCGCATTCGTTTATACGATAGCTTCGGGGTCTGTGAGTGGGACACTGTGAAAGCAAACATTGAGTACATGCACCACGCTGATGGAATAGAAATATTCTACATAGACCACCTCACTGCACTGGCTACAGGCCAAGGTACTGACGAGCGTGTTGAACTGGAGCGTATCACTGCTGCTATTGCTATGTTAGCTAAACGTCTGAACGTCATTATCACAATGGTTAGTCACCTTGCTACCCCAGAAGGTAAGCCTCACGAAGAGGGTGGTCGAGTAACGATACGCCACTTCAAAGGTAGTCGTGCTATAGGATTCTGGTGCCATTTTATGTTTGGACTTGAGCGTAATCAGCAAGCTGAAGACATCAATGAAAGACAGACCACGACATTCCGAATACTTAAAGACAGGTATACGGGACAGTCCACAGGCATGACCATTCCTCTTAACTACAATCACGAAACTGGGAAGCTATTCCAAGCTAACCCATTCGATGTTGCTCCCTCATTAGTGGGGGGTTACGACACACCCTTCTAGGAGTACAGCATGAGATTAATAGTAGACATTGAAACGAATGGATTTCTGGATGTGTTAGACACCATCCATTGTATCGTGGCTTTTGATATTCACACTGAGAAAACCTTTAGGTTTGGCCCTACTGAGATTGATAGGGGTGTGACTTTCTTACAGCAAGCCAGTGAGTTAATCGCTCATAACGGAATTACTTTTGATGTCCCTGCTATTCAGAAACTATACCCAGACTTCAAGGCTCCACCAGTAACAGACACCCTAGTTTGTTCTCGTCTTATATGGTCTGACTTGGTGCGTATAGATTGGGCTGCTGAACCTGACAACCTACCTACCAATCGCTATGGTTCTCATTCTTTAGAAGCTTGGGGCTACCGACTTGGGGAATACAAAGGTGACTATGGTAAACAAGAGTCAGCATGGGATGTCTACTCAGAAGAGATGATGGTCTATTGTGAGCAGGATGTGAAAGTTACTAACCTCTTATTCAAGAAGATAGAAGCTACACGTTACAGTCCCAAGGCTCTAACACTTGAGCATAGTGTTGCTAAGTTAATGTGGAAGATGGAACAAAATGGTTTTATCTTTGATGAAAAGAAAGCTGCCAGTTTGTACATAGACTTAGCTGCACAGCGCGCTGAAATCTTTCAAGACCTTCACACTATCTTCCCTTGCTGGGTTGTCAACATGGGAGAGCAAACACCAAAGCGCACAGTTAAATACCGTGACTGCTCTAAAGCAGACCGACATGAGGGAGCAACATTCTCTGTGATTAAAATCGTAGAGTTTAACCCAGCATCACGCGACCACATAGCCAACAGACTAATGGTCAAGTACAACTGGAAACCTAGTGTGTTTACTGAGAATGGTAAGCCCAAGATTGACGAGACTGTACTTAGCAAACTCAAGTATCCAGAAGCCCAGCGAATTGCTAGGTACTTCATGTTACAGAAGCGGTTAGGAATGCTTTCTGACGGTAACAATGCTTGGTTGAAACTTGTTAAGAACGGCAAGCTTCATGGAAGGGTTAACCCTAATGGTGCTGTCACTGGCAGGGCTACACACAACAATCCTAATTTAGGTCAAGTCCCCTCGTTAAGTTCGGAGTATGGCAAAGAGTGCCGTGAGTTATTTACTGTTCCTGCTGGCTGGAAGCTGATGGGTGCTGACTGTTCTGGCCTCGAATTGAGGTGCTTGGCCCATTACTGCCACAGGTATGACGATGGTGAATACGTTGACATTGTATTAAATGGCGACATTCATACTGTTAACCAGATTGCTGCTGGACTACCTAGCCGTGCGGCATCCAAACGATTCATCTACTCCTATTTATATGGTGGAGGTGACCAGTTAGTCGGTGAGATTGTAGGAGGTGGAGCGAAAGAAGGGAAAAAAATTAAGAAGGAATTCTTAGACAAGACCCCTGCTCTAAAGTCTTTACGTGAAGCCATAGTGACTGCTGCTGCTGCTGGTTACATCGTAGCCTTAGATGGTAGACGTATTGCGATACGGTCACCACACGCTGCGCTCAATTCACTTTTACAAAGTGCAGGGGCGTTGATTTGTAAGCAGTGGCTAGTGGAATTTGAAACGGCAATGTGGATGCAGGGATACACACACGGATGGAAAGGCGACTACTGCCTCTGTGCGTGGGTGCATGATGAAATCCAAGTCGCTGTACGTGAAGACATTGCTGAAAAAGTAGGGAACATTGCTGTTCAAACAATTCAGAAAGTAACTGAGGTGTTCAACCTCAAGTGTCCCCTTGATGGAGAATTTAATATTGGAAACTCATGGGCTGAAACTCACTGAGGTACTTAACCGTGCCTATCTAAAACCCTTTACGACACGTAGTGACTTTGCTCGGACTAACGCTGAGTGGGTTGCTGTGTGCGCGTGTCAGGGACTTATATCAACATGTACAGTAGGCACGGAAGAGTTCGGTAGACAGTGGCACATCACTGTCATGGGACTCATTCGCTTGCGTGAAGGAGAGAATGAAGATGGCTGAAGTAATGGTAATTGTTAACAGGGAATACCTTGAAAGGTTAGAGAAGGATGCACACTTTCTTGAATGCTTAGATGCCTGTGGCGTTGATGCTTGGGACGGTATGGAAGAAGCCTTAGATATGTATGAAGAGGAAAGCAACAATGTCTGAGTTCAAAGACGCTATCAAGCTAGGGTTGAGTCCTAGTGCTTCTGTGGAATGGTGGGACTGTCGTGGTGAAGGTCAGGTTGAATACATTGACAACATGGGTAATGATGCCAGTGTAGTTAGAGCAGCCCGTGTGTCCTTTGCTGCTGATGGCCTTGAGTTTGACGGTGGTAGAGATTCAGGATTGATTAAGTATCTAGCCAAGCACAACCACTGGACTCCATTCTCACACACATCTATAACCCTTCGCATGACTGCTCCAGTTCCTATTCGTACTCAATGTTTTAAACATAAAGTAGGCTTCACTGAGAACGAAGAGAGTAGGCGTTACATTAGTTCATCACCTAAGTTCTTCATACCTCGACAGTTCCGCAAGCACCCTGAAGTTTCTATCAAACAGGGGTCAGGTGAGGACATGCACCCGACAGGTGACAAGTATTGGCGTAGACATTTTCAGTCTGTAAACACCATGTGCCTAGAATCATATGAAGCTGCTTTAGCTGGTGGCATGTGTCCTGAACAAGCACGTTTATTGTTACCTCAAGGAATGCAAGTGTCTTGGTATTGGACAGGCTCACTCTCTGCTTATGCCAGGTTTTGTAAACAACGTATGGACTCTCATGCACAGCAAGAAATACAAGTGCTTGCATTAGAAGTCAGTAAGATAATTGCACCCCTTTACCCTATAAGCTGGGAGGCTTTAACTAATGATTGAAACATTAATGCTAGTAATCGTTTGCCTTAGTTTCTCAGTGGTATCCGTATCTGTCGCTTTTAGCTTTGGTATGAATGCCTACTTAGATTGGCAAGAGCAAGACGTAGCTATACGTCATGGCATACGTGTTATTACTGCGCGTAATTCTAAAGAAGGAGATGGAGACTATGACGACTCTATTGATTGACGGTGACATTGTAGCTTATCAATCTGCTGCTGCTGCTGAGACTCCTGTGAAATGGGACGATGATTTGTGGACACTTCATGCTTATGAATCTGTAGGTCAAGACCTTGTACGTTCTAAGTTAAATGGGATTTTAAAAGTAACAGGTGCTGAAGATTTTAAGTTCTATCTGACAGGTTCTAAGAACTATAGAACAGATGTTCTTGAAAGCTATAAAGGTAACCGCAAAGACACTCGTAAACCTCTCATTCTTAAAGCACTAAAGGATTGGATGATTGAGGAATACCAAGCTGTATTGCGTGAGCCATTTGAAGCTGACGACCTGATGGGTATAAGAGGTAGTGATGGTAACGACACTATCATTTGCTCTGAGGACAAAGACCTAAGAACTATACCTTGCAAGTTCTTTAACCCTGCCCACCCTCAAGATGGTGTCATAACTATCAGTGAATCTGATGCTGACCTAATGTTCTTATCTCAAGTCTTAACTGGTGATGCTGTAGATAACTATAAAGGTTGTCCTAAGATTGGCCCTGTCAAAGCACAGCAAATAATCTTAAAAGCATCTCTAAATATTACAGACTTAGCCGCACGTAATTCAGCAATCTGGACAGCTATTGTAGCTACCTATGAAAAGGCTGGACTCACAGAACAAGATGCATTAACCCAAGCCCGTTGCGCTCGTATCCTAAGATATGAAGACATCGACAATGAAGGAAACATTATCTTATGGAACCCACCAACCTAGGAAGTACACGCCAAGAAGGTGGTGACCACTACGTTCACCCCATCCAGCCTATCGAATACATTATGAAAAATGAACTGGACTTTATCGCTGGCAACATCGTGAAGTATGCAACTCGCGCTCCACACAAGGGGCAGTTTGAATCTGATGTTAAAAAGATTATCCACTACGCAGAACTCTGGCTTGAACTCCAGCACCTGAAGTATGACTGAGAAATAATATGATTATAAAATTTTACACCGAAGGGTGTCAGCCTTGTAAAGCAGTCAGCACTGTACTCAACCATGAAGAGGTTGACTATGATGAAATTGATATAGGCAAGGACATTGACGCAGCCATACATTACAAAGTGCGTAGTGTACCAACAGTCATTAACACTGAAACTGGAGCAACTCTTGTTGGGTTCAAAGGTATACGCGAAACAACGGAGTGGATACATGAGCATTGTAGTTGATTACAGTCGCAACAAATTACTGTCCGACCAAGCCGCAATACTCCTGAGTGACTACTACTGTCGTGAAGGGGAAGACCCTCAAGATGCATATGCCAGAGCAGCTATGGCTTATTGCCGCAATGACTTTGACTTAGCCC